GGTGCGCGACCAATTACTTCTACAAGTTTATTCTGATCTTGTAGATCAACCACACCATTTACAGCGTGATCCTCAGTAGCTCCAATAACTACTCGTTCCCCATCAGATGCTAGATATTGCTCCCCAAACTTCTTTACTTCAATGTTGAAGTTCTCATCATTAATTGATACGATTTCTGCTTTCATCAAACATATTAAACCATACAAAAATATATAATCAAGGAGTTTTCTTCTTTTTCTTTTTCTGACCAACCTTTGAAGTGTCTTGAGCGGAAGATGTGATGATTTTGAAATTGTTGTCCTTATCAAAGAGGAAGCTAAGAGGTTTTTTAAAGTCTCCAATTGGACCTTTATCATTATGCCCAACGATTCTATAACCAACCACAATTTTGTTAATGCCCGATTTTGTGATACCTTTCTGCTCATCCATCAGATAACCAGAATCTAAAAGTTTATCTTTGTAAACCTTTCTCAACCCACCAGAACCAGCATCATATCCAGTTCTAACAGCACCAGCAATATCACGAACACCAGCCTCAAGACCATGGAGCGGTTGTGTGAGTTCAGGTGCCACATAATCCAAAGCTTTTGCAGTTCCTTTGACAAGACCACCAGCCAATCCACCAGCAACTTTAAAGGGTTTTTTGAATGTGTCCCAAAAACCCTCGTTTATTAAATCTTTTTGTAGTAATGGCTTAATCATAATCCGCTTCCAAGTATTTATCCGCAACATTACGCAAACCCGCATCTATCAGGGCATCAAGTTCGTTAACTATAAAATTCTTTCCAATCAACACCTTATGGGTATTCTCAGAACGATTACCAATCGAAAATGGAATATCTCTAAATGATTTATTACCAAGCTTCACATCAAATAAAATAACTGGTCTTTCTTCAGTATTACCAGCACCCAGATTAATTGTGATGTGATCTGAAATTTCTTTAGAAACTGGTTTATTATCAATAGTTCTGAAACTTACTTGATTACCATTAATCTGGATATCGGAACCATGAAGAACATTGAATGCTCCATTGCCTGTATCTAATTTAGCCGAAATGTTTCCAACTCCATCAATATAGATGAACTCTTCCAAACCGAGAACATTTTTCTCGACAAAAAATTGAGAAAAACTTTTCATTAAAATTATTCAGCTTGTTCAAAACCAGAATTGGCAAAATCTGCTTCGGTTGTGACATTGTAATATACATCGGAAACATAATCAGAAGCTTTTACAAGTTTCATAACCATCCAAGGAGAGAATTCGGTGTTTTGACACATATCACAAAGTCTTTTGCTGTATTCTGCAAGCTTCTTAAGCTCTACAGTAATAGCAGACTTATCAATATCTTGAGATTCTACAGCACCGATTGGTTCCATACTGAGAACTAGTGATCCTTCATCTTCTTGGAAATCCATACCTTGATCACCTTCGAATGACATATCGTTGTAATTTTCATACATCAAAGCTGCAATTGCTTCTTGATCGGATCTAGAATTCTTCATAACTATATTTAGTTACTTCTTTGGATTTCTTCTTTTTCAGTCTCCAATTATCGTAATAAGCTCTAGCAATTTCAAAAGGTGTAAAAGTTTCGACAGCCTCCTTCAATTTAACCCCATCACAATATTGTCTATATGCTCTATCACCCTCGACAGCACAATTATTCATCTCTGATAGTTCCTCCTCGCTGGAGTAGAATTTTCTACAAAGTTTAAAATTGTCGGATGACTCGCCACCAGACTTTATATAATTCTCAAATTCTTTCACAAGAGACTTATCGGACCTATGCATATAATCACTTACCAAATTGGTAATATCTTGAGCAAGTTCCGCCGATTCTTTTTCGGGTAGGTCTGGAATTTCAGAGAGTTGTGATATAATATTCCACTCTAATACTTTTGTAAAGTCTTCACTATTCATACATCGGTTATTTAACAAATTCAAGCAATATGTCAAATCAGAACCCTTGAAACTCTGGAAGTTTCTCATAATCTTCGACAGTCATGATTTCTTTGGTGATTGAAATCATATCGCCAACGCTACAATTATCTAAAAATTCTGAAATTTCATCCACAACCACATAACATTCCTTGTCATATACTGTTGTTTCGTTTAGTGTAATCTTCCAAACATTTACTTTAGGCTTTGCCTCATAATCATCTGCAATTTTGTAAGCACAATCGGCACAATGATAAGACCGCTTATCTCCAATAAAATGATCCTTACATTTAATACACACCACAGAATATTCTCCATCACACCATCCACCAATTGCTGGTCTTTTATCCGACTTTGGATTCATTATATTTTTATGATCTTTCATACCAAGATTAGATCACAAAATCTGAGAAAGTCAAATCTTATTCAAATCACTCCTCAAATCTTTAGCTTGAGTCGAAGAACTAATAATACTCAAAATTGTCGGCAATACTTCCTCCCGAGCATTTGTAAATCTTTTCAATTTCATCACACTTTGTAGATTGAGTAATGTCTGTGCGTCTTCAGCACTTGGTGCGAATAATGCAGCATCAACCAAATCAGAAATATATTGATTCTCACCTCCAGAAGTCATCGGCATGGTTTCTTCGGGTGTTGGTTCTGGGTTCTCAGTTGCATCAGGTGATGGTTGAGCATTTGGATCTTGTTGTGGTTGTTCTTGACCACCATCTTCAAGTGCTTCATGAAACTGACGAATTAATTTTAAAGTTTTTGAAGTTTTCATTATAAAGTAATTTGTGGTCTGTTTTGGATTCTTTTAGCTGCGTCAACACCTTTTTTAATTCTTTCGGTTGCTGATTTATATGCACCTACTGCTTGTCCTGCGACTGCTTGGCGTTGCTTAAGTGCTGTTTTGGCTTGTTGAGCACTTGTCCCATATAACTTAGCAGCCATCCCTGTGAGTCCTGAAGCAGCCTTGGCACCTAAACCTTCAACTTCTTTTTCGATGTCATAATTACCAAAACCAGCATTAATATTTTCAGCTTCTTCTTCATTGTTTGAAATGGTCACAGCAATTGTTTTAGTTCCAGTGTCAATGTAAAGCATGTCAGTGTCTTGAATAACTGAAACATTCACTCCTTTAGATTTGAGAAAATCAATTAATTCCCATTTGGGATCAGATGAATTTTCAGGACTCAATTCCTCACAGAGATTTAGAAATTTAGAAGGCATGATGATATTTAATCAAAGAATCCAGCAAATGTATTACCTGTCATCGGTTGAACCGAAACGATATCCTTGGCCAATATTTCTGGAAATATTTTATTAATGAAAGGAAATGTAATAACCCAAGCATCAGGATCTCTACCCGCTTTGATATTTTCTTCTCGTCTTTTCTTCAATATCCTATTGTCAGCAGCCTTACGTTTGGCTAATTGTCTTTTGGTTGGTGGTCGCCAATGATCCCATAAAATTGATCCATCTTTACAATATGTTCCCCAACCTCTTAAAAAGTCGTGAATTCTTCCATTTTTATGAAGCGAAGCTATTCCAGTTGTTCCAACTTTTTCCCTATATCTTGGTTTCTTTCTCATCGCATTATCATCATCTTGTTTCTAATATCCTCAAAAAACACATCATCGAGATATGTTAATCCATTTTTCTCAAAATATCTCTTGATATGTTTAAATGTTTTTGGTTTCTTATCAGAATTGATGATCTGTTCAATTTTCTGAACAAGTTCTCCAGAATCCTTGACCAATCCTGTAGCAAAATCATCAAAGGTCATGTCACATTCAACAATATCAAACCCAAAAATTGTTTTTATTTTCTTAACCAGTTTATCAATGAAATTCTTCTCCATGTTGATTGTGTTTCTAAACAGAACCAATCTAAATCCTGAATTTTCCTTGATCAAATCACAAATTGACATCAAAAAGCAATGGGTATAAAGCCTTTTATTATTTGGTTTTGAGAAGTCGAATGTCAAACCCAATCCTAATTTTTGAGTTTCTTGGTAATATTTGTAATTTGCATATCCAATAACTCTGTTGATATCAATGATCCTAATATTCGGAACCGTCAATAAAATCTGATCAAGATATATGACATTGCTTTCGTAAACCACTCTCATTACTCAATGAGTATCACGATTAAAACCAAAGTCAACCCAGAAATTTTTGTATTTCTCCTTTAAATGTTTTGGAACTACTCCTAATCGTATGTTGATAATTCCATTATGAAAATCATCTGAATTTAATACATTTAACTTAATTTGCCACATCATTTCTAACCATGCAGATTCCCATTTACATGAACTTATGCCTAAAACTTCTCTAGTAAAATTCTCTTTTCCATATTGTGATACTTCTTTCTTTAATTCTTCAGATGATCCATAATAATTAAGATAATCACTTGATTTTGTAACTTTTCTTTTTCTGGTTTTTCCTTTTAATGGTGGTCTTTTTGTAGTTGACCATAATTGTTTTTTACCTATATATTTTTTATTGGTTATATTATTCGTTATACAGTAAATTATTCCAAAATGTTCCTCTTCTGTTATATTTTCTGGTAATCCTATCCAATCACTCATCTATTAATTTATTAATCAACTTGACAATATCAACTATTATGGTATATTTTTCTTTTATTATTATTTTATTTTTCAAATATATTCAATATAGGACTTGACTTTTCTAATATTAGATTATACTTACAGGGTGGAGGGTGGGTTTAGTAGTAATTATATTATTAATATTAAGTAATTAATAATACAAATTTTAAGCGGATTTCTTTGATTTCTTCTTTTTCTTGATCATTCCCTTACGAGTTTGAACTCCACCAAGTAATTTTGGGACTCTTTGATCTCCAGTCGCATAGTCATCTTGATTTTCAAGTCTATTATGAGTAATAAATGGACCAAGCACATCAACCGATTCCATTTCATTGATCATAATCTGATCATAAATGTCACCTAAGTCTTTTTGTTCTTGAATTGTCAATCTTTTCATAAATTTATTTAAGAATTACTATTGACTATATTGAGCTATGTGATAATATTAATTATAAATATGGAATTGATAGATCGATACAGAGCACAATATTCGGAATTTACAAACATTGATGAGATGAATCTGGAGCAACGAGCAAAACGTGTTCCAGCAGAAAAGCATTTTTGGGCAGATAAATTAATCGAATCCAAGAGAGAAAAATACGCCTTACTCAAACAAAAGAAAAAGCTCAAGGATAAAGTAATCAAGGGGATTATGAATGATTCTCCAGTTGCTTTGGATAAAAAGACTTTGGATAAGATTGATGACACCCCTGAATTGGAGGAAATCAATGAGAAGATCCAAGAGCAGGAGTTCCTTATTGAATTCTTAGAACTCTTGATGAAGAATGTTTCATTTATTGCTCAGGACATCAAAAATATTATAGAATTGAAAAAGATTGAACTTCTGTAAATCATGACCGCTAAAAATATACCACCCGAATCAGACTTTAGTAATTACAAAGATAATGCCAAAGTCACAACACACCCACCAGACAAAATTGCATGGTCCAGAGTGTTGGATTGTCGATATGGTATGGAGGTAAAAAGAATAGAGCCTTATAAGGGATTGTGGGTGATGTATGATTTAGATAACAATAACAAGATTCTTCATCTTGAAGAGGTTGCCATTTCATACGATGCCAAATTTGGACCAGACGCTTTGGATGCCAGTAATTGGTCATATAGAGGAATTGAAATTGTTGATAAATTATGAAATCTAATTGGAAAATTGATAAGTCAAAATGTAAGGATCTTCCTTACCCCGATGCTCAAAAAGAATCAGATCTAACTGAGTTATATAACATGTATTATTCATATCTCAGAAAATATGAATGTAGGGTTGATATTGATTTTCCTTGGTATCATAAAAATGACTTCAGAGCTGAAATGGAAGAAGTTGGTTCCAACATGAAATATCACTACGATAATTAATGGTTAAATTTGATTATGATAAAACTTATAGAAAAGGTCGTCTCATTTGTGATGAATCTACGTTGAAGTTTGTTCGTAATCATTTTTCAATTAAAGACAAGAACGCAGCTTTTGTAAATCGTAAATCATTCGGAAGAAAAATCCCTGATAGAAAGTATGCAGTTCAAGCTACTGGTTTATTCGATTTTGGATTGCATCAGGAAATAAGAAAATTCCTTATTGATAAACAAATCAATGATATTCAATTTACAGATTCGTTCAACAATCATTTAAAGGTTGGCTATGACGTTCAGGATCTCTTTGACGGGCTTAAGTATGAATTACGGGACTACCAGAAGGAAAGTGTTGAAGAATCGCTTAGAATCGGTTCTGGGACGAATGTATTGGCGACATCAGCAGGTAAGTGCTATGGAAAAGGAACCAAGATATTAAAATATGATGGGTCTGTGGAATTAGTAGAAAATTTGAAGGTTGGAGATGAATTAATAGGTCCAGATTCCAGATCAAAAACTATTGTTAATCTAGTTAAAGGAGAAGAAATGCTATATGAGATAACTCCCATTAGATATGCAGATCCGGTTATAGTGAACGAATCTCATATTTTGGCACTAAAGGTCACTGGAATGGGTAAGAAAAGACTTACAGGACCAAATGGAGAAAAATACAAATCTGGAGATTTGGTATGTATATCTGTAAAAGATTATTTGAAATCTAGTAAAAATTTCAAACATTGCACTAAATGGCATCAGTCGTCTGCTGATTTCGAGTTATCTAATGAAATATTAGAGATACCTCCATATTTGTTGGGTATGTGGCTCGGTGATGGCAGTTGCTCCGGCTCGCAAATTTCAAAAACTTTAGAATATGAATCAGCTATAAGAGATGAATGTGATAAAGCTGGATGGTTGTTGAATATTCAACAAAAAATTAAAGAAGTTGGTTGTGTTTTTAATATATCTGGGAGATTTAGTGGTCATGTTGGATTATTTGTAAGGTTGAGAGAATTAAATTTACTAAAGAACAAACATATACCTCATAAATATCTGACTCACTCTAGAGAAAATAGAATGGAACTGTGGTCAGGTCTTATTGATTCTGATGGATCTATTCATAAAACGGGGGTGGAGTTTACTAATACTAATTATAATCTTGTTGAGGGTATGATGTTTTTGTCTAGATCTCTTGGCATGTCAGTATCAACCCCAAATCCAAGATATACCAAATCTCAAGATGGAACAATATGCAAAAGTTGGAGATTACATATACAATTTGATTGCGAAATAAAAACTCGGGTGAAAATCCCACCAAAGAGGAGCAAACTTAGAACGTTGTCCTATACTGGATTTTCTATTGAACCCATAGGAGTGGGTGAGTATTACGGATTTAATTTAGATGGGGAGGATCGACTTCATTTATTGGGAGATTTCAGTGTTGCTCATAACTCTCTGATACAAGCAGCATTAATTGAAAACATCTCAAGAATTCATCCAAAATTTAAATGTATCTTAATTGTTCCGGGATTATCGCTTGTTAATCAACTTGTTCAAGACTTTAAAGATTATAATGTAACGTTTACTTACTCTGGATGGACAGGAGATTTGTCATTACAAGATACGAGTGTCGTTATTACAAATTCTGAAAACTTGAATGCTAAATTCGGAACCAATAAATGGATTACTGAAGTTGATGTCGTTGTGGTGGATGAATGTCATCGTGCAAATTGCTCATCAACTTTATCTAAAGTTGTTAGCAAAATCAAAACACCTAACAAATTCGGTTTTACAGGAACATTACCACCTGATGATTTGGATAGATGGAAGGTTATTGGAACATTTGGTCCAGTCATTTACGAAAAGAAGTCTAAAGAGTTGAGAGATGAGGGATATATCTCAAATGTGATGATCAGAATTCTTAAATTGATTCACCCCAAGTCTAAAAAGAAAACCTATCAGGATGAAATCACCTATCTTGTAGAACACGAAGGTCGAAATAAAATCATTCGTAATCTGGTCAAGAAATTTGAAAAAAATTGCCTCATTCTAGTTAATACATTAGATCATGGACATATTCTGAATGATATACTTCAACTTGAAGGTAAAGAAACCGTTTTTATTCACGGTGGTATTCCTGTTGATGAAAGAGATATAATTAAATCTAGAATGGAATTGAATGATAATATCATTTGTATTGCCATGTCATCCATTTTCTCCACAGGTATCAACATCAAGAATATACACTATATCATATTCGTCTCTGGTGGTAAGAGCTTTATTCGAATTGTGCAATCAATTGGTAGAGGTTTACGCTTGCATTCTGATAAAAGTAGGTTAGTATTATTTGATGTGTGTGATAATCTGAAATACTCGGAAAATCATTTAGAGGAACGTAAAATATTCTATAACGATGAGGAAATATCGTTTAAAGAAACCACTATAAATTTAATATGAAACTAAAGACTGAAAAAGAAGTATCCGAAATTGTGAAAAAGTGGGAACCTGTGTTGAATAACAAAAACACAAATAAAAAAGCCGTTTTGATAGAATCTCAAGAAACTTGGATACAGGAACCCATTCCCGATGACATCAATAAAAAATCGAAACGTGGTAATATTTCTAGCAAGGATGCAAAAAAACTTTTCTATGTAAACTCTAAGGAATTTAGAGCACAACTCGAAGAGTATTATGATACTGATAAAATGACTAACGAATTGGCGATGAATATTGTTAAAATTGCTGAAGGGTTGAGTTATGGACATTGGTTTATCAATTACACGGCTAGCTGGCGTGACGAGATGGTGGGTGATGCCAAATTGAAAATGTATACTGCTCTCGAATCCAAGAAATTTAAAATAGATTCAGAATATAATCCTTTTTCATATTTTAATCAGATTGCTTGGCATGCGTTTTGTAATAGAATTAAAAAAGAAAAGAAACAACATGACGGTCTTCAAGAATACAAGCAATTGCAGTATGAAGATCTCATGAATGAACCCGGATCACAGGGGAATATTTATGTAAGACCAATTTTAGAAGCGGATGAACACGATGATTGCGGAGATTGAGAAATATAAGGAAAATTTAAAAGAGCTTTATAATTTTCAAAGTTTTGATTGGGATACTATGCCTGAATCAGCTAGGCAGAAAGCTCATGAATTATTGATGGAATGGATTGAAGAACAATTTAAATTATTGAAATGATTAAACCAAAAGCAGCAATATTTTCAGATCTCCATCTTGGGATCTATGGAAACTCTGAACAATGGCATAAAGTTGCTCTTGAATGGGTTAGTTGGATTGTAAAGGATTTGAATAATAAAAAGATCAAGGATATATTTTTCCTTGGTGATTTCTTTCATAATCGTTCAGAAATTTCTGTTCAAACATTACACGTAGCTGACTTGATTCTTAAGGAATTGAAAGATTTTAATGTGATTTTCATTGTTGGTAATCATGATGCCTTCTATAAGAATCGTTCTGATGTTCATAGTATGGGTATTGTAAATGGTTATGAAAACTTTACCCTAATTGATTCACCTAAAATCATTCAAGCTTTTGGAAAAGATCTGTTATTTGTTCCTTGGAATTGTGATTTACCCGATGGTAAATTTGACTTTGTATTTGGTCACTTTGAAATCCAAACATTCAAGATGAATAATTACAAAG